CTTCCACCCTCGATGCAATCTTAAAACCTGTGTTTTCAATGTTGCCCGTTTGCATGTTAAAATCCGCAGCAATCATTTTAATAACTTCACCAGCTGTTTTATTTTCATAAACATAAGTATCTTTATTTTTAAAATATCGTAGTTGATCATATGCTGTGACAGTGATTATTTGTTCTCTATCTCTCTGCATTTTAAAGATAAAGCCATAAAATATATTTGCTCCATTAATTTTTAGGCGGACTGCATCACCTTCTGTTATTTCTAAAATATCATCTTTTAACACTTTAAAAGTAAGTTGTCCAGGGTAATCTTTTCGTTCGGTTGTCCATGTAATACCTTCTTCAACAACAGGAGAAAATAACTTATTTCCATGTTGAATTAACATTTCAATTTCCATGTTACACCCTCCTAACACTTGAAGCAGTTACCCAACCGAGCCAGCCACCATCAGGCTGTGTTACATGATAAGGATGCGAGCCTTTCATGTTAATAAAATTTACTTTACCTCTATAATTAGTTCTCATTTGTCCCGGACCACTACCATAACTATCTCGATGAAGTCGTCCATTCACAATAACATCAGAACCGATTCCAATTTTATTTGAATTTGATGAGTTATTCTTTCCGCCGCCTGCACCACCTCCCACACCTGGTTTATAAACTGATGAATTAGAAATTTTACAAGTCTTTGTTCCATAATCTCTATATTGTTTGAGTTTTAGTGAAACGACAAAATCAAAACCATCTCCTGCATCTTCTGAAATACTGTATTCTTCTAAAGATACTTTTATGTTGGTATCAAAAATCATTGTTTTATTTGGTAATCGTCTATTTACAATAAATTGAAATGGTTTTTTCCCACTCTTCATTTTTTCTAATTCATCTAAGAAATATTTTGCGTTTTTAAATCCTGATTTATATGTTGCGAATGGATGTTTTACATTTGGTAAAAGCAGGTCAAAACTAATATCAGTTAGACCTGCTTTCTTTATAATATTTATTTCATCACCATTTATAAGGGTTAAATCTTTATTGTGTCCATTCACCTTTATTTGCAATTCAGAAGGTGCTACTGGACATAACATCTTCCCCAAGTAAAAATCATATGCCATTTATACATGCACTCCTTCCGCTGCTTTTTCCATAGCTTCATTAACACCTGTTACAAGATAATCAACAATTCCATCTAAATCTGCATCAGAAGAAACAGTGTTGTTATTGGTCATTTCTACCTTAATTTCGGCAGTTGTGAATCGATTTATAACATCTCTTTCAGCAATGTCACGAAGGTATTTTAAATCTTCCGTTGTGATGTCCATATAATCCTTGATTGCACCAGTGTCTCCTGCTATTTTACCAATATCTGAAGGGACTTTACCTCCTACTCCGCCGCCGTTTCCTTTGCCGTCTGTACCTCCATACATTCCAGGAACATCATAAGGCATTGAATAATCGCTTGGACTACCGAGACCACCAAAATTGTCAAATATTCCAAATAATGAATCATGTATACCTTTACCTACACCAGCGCCTGCGTTATAAGCGTCACTGCCCCAGCCTTCAGAAAATGCATCAAATGTGTTCATTCCTGAACTCCAGCCACCACTCCAGTCAATACCGTTCTGATCCCAAGCAAGACCTACATCTTTATACTCGAATGTATTAATACCTTCTTCCCACGCTCCGCCGATATCTTTCATTTCCTTGTATTGAGCATCTAACTCGCTTATTTTATCTTTGGCAAAATCAAATGATGATGTATCAATATTTACACCAAGCCAACCAAGGCAAGTATTGGCAAACTCAGCCACACTCTTTAGACCTTGCATGATTCCGTCTACAAGGCGCCAGAATGATTGTTGTATCCATATCCAAGCATTATTAAATGCTGAAAAGATATTCATTGCCACTGCTTCACACACCTTATAAATAGCTATAAAGAAGTTAGCAATTCCTGCTCCAACATTGTAAAACACTGCTACTATTGATTTAGCAAGGTTCATAAACCATTTTCCAATATTCACTATCGTATTCCATACAGCAACAAGAATATTAGCCAAAACTTTAGCAGCATTTACCCATAACGCCCCAAACCAGAATATCGCACCCATAATCTGTTCAGTCCATATAGCAAATGCAACTGCAGCGGCAATAACAGCCATAATAATCCATACTATAGGACAAGCAAACAATGCAGCATTAAGACCATGTTGTGCAGTAGTTTGTGCTGCAGTCGCCGCTGTCTGAGTTGTAGTTGCAGTAGTTTGTGCTATTGTTGATATCGTTTGTAAATCTTGTTGTAATTTAGTTATTGCTAATGCGCTTTTATAAACAATTAAAGCAGCAACAACCCCCATGATTATTGGACCTATGATTGACCAATTTTCAGCAACAAAATTCGCCATCTCTATAATTACTTTAAACACTTCCATTGCTACACTTGAAAGCCAATATAAAGCATTTACTGCTTTTTGTACGAATATTTGAAAACTTTCACTATTAACAATTTCATTTATTTTTTGAAGTATTGGCTGGAATGCCATTAAAGCTTGATTTTTTAGCGATGTTAAAATCTGTCCCCAAGTTTTTGGCATTTTTTCAAATTTTGCATTAATTTCAGCCGCACCACTTAACATAGCATTTTTTACAATTTCAGCAGTGAGTTGCCCCTCTGCCGCCATTTCACGAATCTTACCAATTGGAACATTCATATAATCTGCAACAGTTTGAATGATAGTCGGTGCTTGTTCAAATACACTATTTAATTCTTCACCACGAAGAACGCCACTAGACATTGCCTGTGTTAACTGTAACATTGCGGCAGAAACACCTTCCTGTGAAGTTCCTGCAATAGTGAATTGTTTATTTAACTGTTCCACAAAACCAATAAGTTCATCTGTTGAATTAAAAGCATCTTTCGCCATAATTCCCATTTTAGCAACCGCATCAGCAGATTCTTGATAAGATCCTCTTGACCTTTCAGCTGCTTGAAATATCTTTTCTTGAATGACTGCTACATCTTCACCTTCCGCTTTCATCAAATTAAGCCTTGCGGTAGTTTGAGCCATTGTATCTGATAAACCCATTACTTTTGATATGCCTTGAATAGATGCATATACTGCGGCAATTCCACCAATTTTTCTAAGTAAACCGTCTGCTACTGATTTTCCGTTTTTTACAGAATTATTAAAATTTTCTTGATGATTTTTATTGTTTTGAATCTCATTCCCAACTTGACTCATTTGTTGTGCAGCTAAATCGACTGCTCTTCTTGCTTCATTAATACGAGATGTGTCAAAACTTTTACCCATAGCAGAATCAATTGAATCAAACGCATCACACATTTTTTGCATAGCACCAATCATTTTATTAATTGGTGCTGACACTCTGTCATATAATTCAATTGATGTTGAAATACTCGCCATTCTATCACCCGCCTTTCTTGGCATAAATTAAGGACAGTCAGACCAATCCTGACTGTCCTATTTCTTTATTTTCTTTGCTTGTTTCTTTTCATTGTCAATTCTGATTTGAATCGAAGCAATAACAAAGGCTTTTTCTTGCTTATCCATGTTAAAAAACTGCGAAGGAAGAATGCGAAGTTTCTGCAATGCAAAATGTGCAAAATTAGCTTCCGCATCTCCTTCATTAATTAGTTTTTTGCTTCTTCAACTTCGTCCTCAATATTACTATTAAAACCGTTAAAGTTCTGAACAAAACTTACAAAGTCCTGATATTCACCAGGGTCATCAATCATCTCCTGAACAAGTTCTTCGGGTGTTGATACACTATATGAATCTTGAAGTTCTGCATTATAAAGGTTTGGTTCAACTACACACGCACAGAGCATTTTTGCAATGTATTTTGAAGTGTTTAGTTTAGGTATATATACACCCGGCTTTCCCTTCACTTGAACCTCAATCATACAATCATCTCTAATATCATCATTTTCTCTTGTTGTTAAAGGTTTGATTGTCCAAAGTAACGGATCACCATTTTCATCTATAAGTGATTTTGTCGCAGGAAAAGTTGTATTTTCCTTTACTACTTTATTCTTCTTCATAAATCTACTAAAGCTTGACATAATTTTAACCCTTTCTATATTAAAAAGACCCCCCTGTCTTTGTGACAAAAGGGTCAATATTTTACTGCATGCCGTCAAGAATGTTGAAAGTTTCAGGCATCTTGAAGTCTTCAAAAGTGAAATCCATATCCTCATCGAGATATTCACCATCAGCATCAAACTTAGCGAGGATTCCGCCATCAATATTACAATCAATAAGAACCACTGTTTGCCTTCCTGCTCTTGATGTCTTATCTTCGTTAGTTATCTGCATATCAAAATAAATATCTTCGCCTGTTTCTTTATAACGAACCATTAATTCTCTAAAAATAGATGTATTATAGTGGAACGTAGCAGAACCAGTTCCCTTCCATCCAGTTGCCTTATTACCGTTTCCAGTCTGTCCTAAGATAGGAACTTCTGACTTTGTTTTTTCAAAAGTCGCTTCAACATTTATTGCCTGCATAAAATTGTATCTATTATCATCAATAGTAACAAAACACTCGGCAGCCTTTGCGGAAATAGTATCTCTTGCTTTCATTGTAATGTTTGACATTCTTATACACTCCTTTCATTAAGCTACTGTTACAGTCATATATAACTTTGCCAAAGTATTAACAACAGTAATTGCATCATTTACAACAACTGACTTTTTATCATTCCCCTGGTCAATTGTCACATCTTTATCTGTAAATCCTTCAATCGCTCTTATATTCTGAAGTGCTTCATGATGCTTAACAATATCACTCCATAAACTAGTTCTTCCTGCTGAGTCATTTGGAACTTTACCGAGGTATTTTGTAGTAAATAAATTAGCAATATCATTAGCGATTTGATCAATAACTCTAATTGTTTGATTATCCTTAAAAACATCACCTTGTGCATCTGAAGTTGTAACCATACTGTTAATATCTTCAAGCACTCTAACATCAGAACCTACATAATGAAGTACAAATTCACCATTCTGAATTGCTCTTTCAAGTTGCGTTTGTGTGTAATCTGCATCAACAGTAAATTCACCATCATAAGTTTTATTTAAGTTTGATTTATTTACGGCACAACCTGCAACAATGCCAGTAACCCAGTAAACAAGACCTGCTTCAAGTTCCTTGCATTTGTTTTTAAGATTAATAACACCTATATAATCAGCAGGCATATTGTGAATAACAGCTTGAAACTTAGCACCAACTTCTTCACGCATTCTTTTTACAAACGCAGCATATAAAGATTTGATACTTTCTTCAGTTGTTACAACACCAATTGCATTAAATGAATATGATTCAATTTTTGCAAGGTAATCACTATGTTCTGTTCCGGTTATATCCTTATTTGTACCACCAGCAAGAGGAACTCCTGCAGTTATCTCAAGAGATGCTTCTTTCTTAAAAGTAACCCAGTTATTATCAATAAGTTCTGTTGCAAGTTTAACTGTCTGCTTATCTACTGTTTCACTTCCAAGCGCCGTTATAACATCAAAAGCATTTTCGTCATCTACATTCTTTTTAACAATGATTTTAATGTCATTTCCTCTTGTACCTGCATATTTTGCAGTCGCATAAGTATTTGTTGCCTTTATCCCACCGCCGTTTAATCTATAAGCATATAAAGTATGGATATTTTTAAAAAGTTCACGAAGACCTTTCATCTTCTCATGGTCAAATTCATAACCAAAGATTTTTAATGAATCTTTCTGAAAATCAACACTATTTACTTTAAACACTTGATCTTCCACACCCCAATCTAATTCAAGAGGCATTGTTGCAACACCTCTATCTGATAATGCTGCATTTGCTCTTGAAGTAGAAACAAAGTTAATATATGAACCTGGAATGATTTTATCTTGAGTTAGAAATGTTCCACCGCCTAAAGCCATATTATTTCACCTTTCCTTTCATAAACTTTTCAATTAAAGAATCAGCCTTTTCAAGTGTTCCATAAAAATCTTTAGGAATCACCGCTTCAACTAAATCTCTTTTATCTGCGTATCTTTTCGCAGTCAGAATATCAGTTTTATAAAACTTTATTCCTTCCTGCACTTTTTTCGTTGCCATCTTTATCATCCTTTCACATCAGTACTAACACTATATGTTTCTATTTCAGGTGTATCTTCTCTATGCTTGTACATAAACATATCGTAACTCACCATGAAGCTAACTACACCATCCACCATTTCGACAGTCATTTTAGTTCCCCTATACAAGTCATCATCTATCGTAATAAATTCTAAGCAGTCAAATAACCTATCAATGACCGCCATAGACTCATGATTCTGTGTGTCAGTCTCTGGGAAGTAGTGAATGCAGAAACGATTTTGTTTAAAATATCTTTCACCGAGAAACTGTTCCATTTTTGGATTTATACAAACAATAGAGAAACAGGGTTCTTTCAAACCCTGTTCAATAGATTCTGTATAGATTTCATAGTCATCACCAAATTCACCATTAAGTGCAACACTGATTCCATCAATAATTTTATTTATCATTTGAAACATTCACCTAATTTCTTTTTTAATTTGTTTTCAAGAATCTTTGGTGCAGACGCTTGAATCTCTTCTTCAGAAACGCTTAACATGAACTTACCTTCAACCCAACCTTTACCGCCTCTTGTCCTGTGTCCAAATTCCACATAAGGTGCATAATGTACCGCATTTACAATCTCAATAACATACGCACCTTTACGATGCTGTACTTTTAACGTTTTTGCATAAGCAGAACCATCCATCTCTTTTCCACCAGTCCATCCCCTTCTTAAAGTACCACCCTTTTTTCCTGATTTTTTAGGATATTGTCCTACCGGTGTTCTTTTTATGACCTTTGCGAGCAGTCTTGCCGCAAGTTCCTTTGCACATGATTCGATAAATAAATCAACTTGGGATTTACTAAAAGACTGTTCAACCTTTTTTCTAAACTGATCCATTTCACTGAAGTTTACTTTTCCATTTCTTGACATTATGCCCACCTCTCAAACAGTTCAAGTTCAATTTCCTGATGAGTTGTATAGATAGCAGGTTGACCGCTGGACTTGTATTCAGTAGTCACATCATTTTGAGTTATGGTGAGTTTTGAGCCAGGTTTGACTTTTATTTCAGGTGCAATAAAAACTTTTGTGACCTGAACAACTGCCGATACACCCGTTTCAGTTTGGTTTGTGTTCGTTATAGTTTTAAAGGATAGCCTACATGGAATATCTTCTAAAACCACAATATCCTTGAAACCTGTTGACTTATTTGGAAGTTTGACCTTTTGGTGTTCTATGATTGTACAAGTGCCTTCATACATGGATTCAATTGCTTTCCTTGCCTTTACCACCTGATTTTTCGATAACACACCAATTCCCCCTTTCCACTGTTCAGAAAATAATTCAACAAGCTGTCAACCTTGTCAGAATCACTTTCATCACCATTGAAGTTCACCTGGGTGTCACCCTCCTTGATGCTTGAAATAGCACCAGTCAAATCAAGGTCACCAATTTCTAACTGTCCAGTCTGCTTTTTAGCAAATAGTAATTCACCACAAGACATGTCCACGGCTGTGTGAAAAAGCCCGTCAGGGATTTCAGATATATTGCACTCATTCTTGATGGTGTTTTCCACCTTCTGCATTGCAAAACCAATCATCCAAGCATCAGATTCTTTGATTTCATAACCAAAAGAATCCAGTCTTTTCAGAACCGCTTCAATAAAAGATTCATCAAGACTGGAAGTGTTCAATGCTGTGATGATGGACTGCTTTGTTTCTTCTGTCAGCGCCATATCATCACCCTTCTTTCATCAATTAACCTTTGGAAACAATCTTTGCAATAGCAATTGCCTTGTGTGGAATTGTCTTTGTGCCATCATTGATGATGTTCCAGTTTGCACCAGTTTCAAGGTCTGTGTTAGATGCAGATGCAGTGATTGTTGCAGGCTTTTCAAATGAAATACCATCAACACCACAAATGTATCTGTCACGAACATAAAGGGTATCTTGACCACCATTTGTCTTAGGGTCACGGCTCATTTCATAAGGAACTGCATCACCAATGTCATCAAGGATGATTGCACCTTCACCAAGGACATAAGTTGTATACTTTGTATAGCCATCACCCTTACCTGATGCAGACTCTGCGACATCCTCTGTCGGCATGTTGTCATCAATAAGGACAGTTCTTCCATTCCAGGTTGCAAGTGCAAGTTCTCTTTCAATACCATCTGCATCAGTATAAGTCATATACTTTAACAGCTTCATGTTTTCAAGGTTTGTTGAAACCTCTGAATGCATGATAATAAGTTTGAAGATGTTCTTGTTGTCACCGCCTGCCTTCTGAATTGCCTTGTTAAGAGTTGCAGCACCAACAAGTGCATCATCACCAGTGTTTGCAGTGATGTTGTAAACATGCTTGTCAAGGAACTCCTTTGCACCCTTTGCAGCAACAGTTGAACCAGTTGTAGACATGCTAAATACACCCTTTAAGATTGCAAGCAGAATGTCCTGTCTGACATCCATCTTGTAATCAGCAATCTGTGCTGCAACATTGTCCATGAAGTCAACACCTGCTGTGATGTTCTTGCTGAAAGACTTTTCAGTCCATCCATCCATTCTGCTTGCCACAATAAAACCTTGCTCATAAGTAGTTGTGCTTGTGCTTGTAATATCAGTTCCACCATCATTGTTCTGACTGGTAGAACCATCAATCCTGCCAAAATAAGGAACTCTTGCATAAAGAGAACCTGTCTGATTTGCAAGAGCATCACGTGCATTCTGATTTGTACCGACTGCACCACTCTTTGCAAGCTCGTTTTTAGTTACATTTGGGATTCTATCCACATACTTACCAAAAGCCTGTGGATTGAAACTCTTGGAATCAAATTTTGCCATTTTAATTCACCTTTACCTTTCAATTTTGTTTGTTGTTAAATTTTTGCATCAGGGTTTTCAGCCATATAAGCAGCAAGTTCAGAATATGTCATCTTAGAAGTATCAACTCCATGATCACCATCTTCATTTCCACTTTCACCAGGCTTTGCACCCTTCACATTTGGTTTAGAAGATTTTGATTCAAAAAGATATGCATCAGATTTCTGTAATGATTCAATCTGTTCAGCAAGACCTTTAATTGTTCCATCCTCTGCAAATTCTGCTTTGTCCAGGTCTTTCAGAAGTGCCTTGACAGCAGTATTATTCTTTGCCTTTGCACCAGTCAGTGCAGTAAGAACAGCACTATCAATTTTAAGCTGCTTAATTTCAGCAGCATGTGTTTCATCTTTAGTCTTGTTATCAGCCTGAAGTGTTGCAATCTGCTCTCTTAATGCTTCAACATCACCTGTGGAATTCTTCAAAGTTTCAAGCTGACTATCTCTATCAACAATCTGCTCTCTTAAAGATGTAATTTCTTGATTAGCAGTATCAAGGTCACCTTTTACCTTACCTATATCCTGACTATTTTCATCAAGAATACTGTCAACCTGTTCCTTTGTTAATCCCATGTCTTCTAAAAACTTTCTTTTCATGTTCAAATCATCCTTTCAGTTTGTTTTCGGTGTTTCTTTCACCATTAGATTTTTTGACTGTTGTCTTTTCTCGACTTCCAACCAGGTCAATAAAAAAATCAGCCTATTAGGCTGACTTAGTTTTGAGTATTAAAAAAGCCCCCTTGTTATGAGTGCTTCAATAATTTTTCAATTAAATATAAATCTGTTACTTCAAAAGTAATTGTATTATTTATTGGGTCTGAATCAATGAATTTAAGTCCTGAAAATTTATAAGGAACAGTATCATGTCCAACTTCAACACTCGCCTGTGCCTCATATACCTTTACACTACTTATTGTTTCATATTCCTTAGAATTGATATTATGCAAATTGTCACACAGCATAAGTGTTGCATGAATGCTTTTTGTTCCATTACTTAATCTTCCTAAAATAGGAACTGTGCTTTGCTCTTCTTTAATCTCTAAGGCCCCATCAAAGCTTGCTAAGTGATATCTATTACCACCAGTTGTAACAAAAAGTTCACCATTATTTAATGGTATGCTTTTAATTAAGTTTATCATTATAATCACCTTCAAATTCATCATTGTCAAAAGCATCATTACTGTCTCTAAATTGTCTTGCAATTTTCTGTAACTGCGAGGATAGTTCTGAAATTGACGTTGCCGTTTGTAATTCCTTTACAATATCACCCATTGTTACATCGTCATCGAATTCAATTTCATAATCAACTTTAAAAACGGACTATAATAATCCTCAATATAACTTAATAACCAACCACAAAATCGTGACCATCTTGCTTCTTCATATCCATCCATTTTTTACTCCTTCACGATTACTTTTGTTCTATTGAGTATAAGAACATAATTCTTTTTCTGCTTTATACCACTAAAATTTAATCGCATACAATTTTAATACCATATTGCACTGCACATTCATGTTCAATCTTGCACCCTCGATAATCTTTCCAACCATCAGCAAAAAATACAATATCTGCTGTGGATAGCAGTTCAAGTGATTTTGCTAAAAACCATAATGGTCTTACATCATGCGGTGCAGATTCAAAGACGGAATCAATCACTTCAATTTCACCATATTCTTTGATACAAACATCAACAATCTTTGCTCTTTCTACTTTGATTTCCTCATCCGTCTTGTCGTTCATCGGTTGACTAATAAATAACTTCTTCATATTCCTTTCTTTGCACTAAAAAAGCACCCTGTTCAGGATGCCTTTTACATTTCATGGTATTTGCAATTTTTGCATATATCCTTCCAATTTTTCTTGTCTTTGAATTTATCAGGAATACAATTTTCTTTCAACATTCCACTTGACACATCAGAACAGACAACACAATCACCAATTTCAATTGTATCATCAATCAGTGGACACATAATTTCATCATTTTCCATCATTCAACACCACCTTCATGAAATTATTGATTTTTTCATCAAATTCTTCTTTCTTGAATGCTGTCTTTATAACCTTGTTTTTCGTATCTATATAAACAGCACCATTTTCACCATAGTAATTGACAAATTGACCATTCCATCTTGTCAGTGATACAGCAGCTTCATTCATGAATTTTTCTGCTTCTTCTCTTGTCACATTATGTTGCCTTTGTGCATTGATATGTGTATTATCAAATGAATAATTCTTCAAATTCAATGGTTTAGGATTTATATTAACAACACCATTGATTCCATTATCCTTTGCACTTTTAATTATAACATTTTCTCTTGTATTATCAACATATTGTTCTTTCCATTCTGAATATTTCATATCAGATGGAACATAGTATGTTTCACCATCAGCACCCCTTGCTGCTCTTTCTCCCACATCAAAGTCATCATCAAAGTATGGAACAGTGACACTTCTGCACCACGGATGAAATGGAGGGGCTGTAACACCAGGTTCATAGTCCTTCATAGGGAAATGCTTACCGTCCATCTCTTGGCATATTTCAGATGTAAGGTTATCTAATGTTGCTACTACCTCAAACTCTTCAACATCAAGCTCTTTAAAGGCTTCTTGTTGTGCTACTGAATGAAAGTATGCTTGTTCAGTCATTACTAATCTTCCAGCTTGATTCTTAGATGTATTAAATTTCTTAGATATTGCTTTAATTGCATCATCAGGTGGTTTACCAAGTATGCAGGTTCTTGTTAATTGATTATGAAGTTCACTAACTAATTGTGTTCTTGAATTCCATATTCTTTCAGAGAAATGTTTTCCGTCTGTCGCCCAAGGACTTGAAACTATTTTTTCTAACTTTCGTTCATCAATCTGACCAATTTCCCAACCTATATTAAAACCTTTTTGCATTTCATAAATACTATGGTAGTAATCATTCGTGAATATCTTCTTTACCATTGCATCTACTTCATCAAGTTCATTACCGAATGCAACCTCTACAGCCTGTTGAGTTCTAACCTTTAACGCTTCCAGTCTGCTTATATGGTATTTTGCAGATGCATTTTCAAGTTCCTTTATCCATTGTTGGTTAATTGCGTTTTCTCTGCCGTATTTGATGTATTCCTGAACATCCCACTGGAATTCCTTTAATTCATTAGCATTTAACCATTGTCTTGCTTCCTGCATAGTAACACCATTGTTCTTCGCAAGTCTTTCGTACCATAAGGTGATTTCACTCTCAATCTGTCTAAATGCAGAATCAAATGCTGGTTCTATCTTTCTGTAAGTTTCTATGCCATATTTATTAGATGCAGCTTCTAATGCTTCAAATCGTTTCTTCCAGTAAGACATTACTCATCACCCGCACCTTCATTCATTGCAGGATTGAAAGCAAGTCCATATTGTTCTTGCTCCTTGTCTTTCTGTGCTTGAATTCTTTCCAACTCATTATCAACGTTAGTTACCCAAGGATGATTAGCAATTAATGTTTCATCACTGATTATTCCGACGGATTTGGCTACATTTTCAATAACTTCTGCTTCGTTTATCATCATATCTCTATTGAATATGATTTCTACATCTTCACCTTCAAAATCACCATGTCCAACATTAAATAAATGCATATTAATAAACCATAGTAACTCTTCAAGTGCTGCCTGATACTCTAACTCCATACCGTTCATATCAAGGTCAATATCCGAATACATAGACTGAATATTCATCTGATTAGGATTACCGCTCATTCTGTCATCTTTGGCATCATATCCCATGGCATTCTCAATAATTGCTTTCTTAAACAATTCAATTATCACTTTATAGTTATCAGCATTAACTTCAACCTGGAGCGTTCTAACATCACCACCTGCTCCGTCTACTGTTCTAACCTTTACAGCACCATATGTTGCAAGGTTCTTTCTAAACTCACCTAAGTTTTCACCATCGTAGTTTACAAGAACAAGGATTGTATTTCTTGCATCTTCTTCCATTTGGTTTTGGAAGTTGGATTCAATCAAATTCAAGCCGTCCTGCAAAGACTTCACCATGTTGATAAGTGGTATCTCTTTATTGTTATACTTGAACGGAATTAAAGGTATCCTTGTCCAATTAAAGCCTTGATCCTCAATACTAAAATACGGAACATGCTGTTCACCATCAGGTTTCAGGCTTCCACTGTCTGTTAATTCAAAATAGGAAACACCTACTTCATCATATACTTCAACCTTTTCAATGATTTTTTCTTCATTTCCAACATAAGTAACTACTTCATAAATTCTTATAAATGATTCAAGCACTGTGTGTTCTGCATCTTTCCATAAAGGGATAATCTCCAATGGTGCAAATCTCTTGAATGTAAACTGTCCATACTCATCATACATTGGAAACAACCAACCTATACCACAATTTAATGAATCCTCTCCTACTGCTTTAAGTGTTCGCATAAACTTCTTATTTAAGAACTGTTTTAATAGTTTTGTATACTGTTCATTCTTACACTGGATAGTAAAAGGCTGACCTAACAAATAATTTGTTTTTTGAACAACCATTTTTTTATATTGATTATCAACAATTCTGTTGTTTGGAAGGTTCTTAACTATTTCTAAGTTACCATTCTTTCCTATAACCGTTCTTTGTCTGGAAAGTATATCGTGCTTACCTTCAAAGTACCTTTCACCATTCATCATATCCGTTCTTCTTTTGGATATTTTGAATCTTCTAATTTCTTTAACGATAAACTGCTCATCTGTTAATTTCTCCGATACACTTATATTAACTAACTTTCCGAACTTCTCTTTCCACCACGTAATAAAATTAAACATCTTCTTTCACCACCTTTCTTCATCATAGTGCATCCACTTTTCCAAAAGCTTCTGCCATCTTTAAGAACTGAATTGCAATCCAGTCCACTATTTCTTCATTACATGCCCAGGAATTAGCATCAAGACCTGATTCATGCAAGAATGCATGTGTCAATTCGTGCCTAATCACTTGCTTCTTGTATTCAGTCAGGTCTTCCATGCTTCCTGGTCTGTTTTTGAAAGTGTCAATGACAATCTTCTTTACACTAAAATCACAATAACCATCTGCATCTTCAAGATTATTGTCATCTTCTCTATTTGATTCAATTATTTCATAGTCAACACCAAGTACTTTGATTGTCATTGTTTTTCACCTTCCCTTTTCTAACACGCAAAAAAGACCCCTTTGCAGGGGTATATTTTTAATCAAAACTGAACGTTTGTCCTTTATTTATCTTTTCAGCAATTCCAGTTGTTGCATCAGGTGCATCATCATGTGCATTCTTTCCTTCTTTCTGATACCTGGACATTGCTTTGTAATATTCAGGAAATCTGTCCATCCAGTTGACAGGGAAATAAATATGATTCATAACCCATGTGCTGTTGGACAATATTCTTGATATTTTGTTTTTAGACTGGAAGAATGGATTGATGATAGTTCTATTTGAATGGTAGGTGTTTCGCAAGATTGATTCCACATTTCTTGCAAATCCTCTTCCACCATTGTTTGATTCTATATCAGCATCATTCACCTGGTCTTCATAAAGCATTTTTGCAACAGCAGGTTCTGTGATTTCCATTCCATCCTTTGTGTAAATAACATTGATGACATAGGCTTCATGATTATATTCAACATAATCAATACTACACAAGTAGTCATCACCTGTGTCAGCAGTATCTGTGTAATTCTTAACAGCAGAATAAACAGGTCTTCCTGCTGCATCTTTTGGAAGTTCTGTATATGTCTTGAATGACTGATACAATCTTCCTTTTATATCAATAGGATTCTGTTGATAGTTTGCTTCTGCAATTTCAACACCCATTGCTTGAACCTTTGTTTCATAAGATTCTTTTGAAAGGATTTCAGGACATAGCATTGAACCATCTTCCTGAACCGCTTTATATTGAACAACTTTGACTTTATCACCATACTGTTCAATGATTCTTCCTGCCAAATCCAAACTATGCCATCTTGTCATGACTATGATGATTTTTCCACCTTCTTCAAGTCTTGAAAGCATTGTATCTGTGAACCATGTCCACTGTTTTTCAAGTGTGTCTGCATTATTTGCTTCCAGTGCAGACTTTATCAGATCATCAATAATCATAATTGTTGCACCAAAACCAGTTGCAGTTCCTGTTGGTGATGTTGCCAAATAATTGTTGTACCCATTTTCAAGTGACCACATATTCATTGCACCATCACCCCTTTTTATGTTTACACCAGAGAAGATGTCTGAATATACAATTTTGTTTTTATCAGCTTTTATTTCCTGAATGGTGTTTCTGACACCTTTTGAAAAGTTAGTTGATAAAATTTCATTATATGAACCAGTCATGATTTTTTGTGTTTGGTCATTACCAAGAACCCATTCAACAAAATTTCCTATGGTTCTTGATTTTCCATGTCTTGGTGGCATATTTACAACTAAAATATCATGTTGGTCTGTTGGTTTAATAAACTGTTGAAGGTCATCACAAAAATTATGCAAAAATGTTCTGTCATTCTTGTAAAAGTCAGGTGCTTTGGTCTTGCAATATGTCCAAAATTCCCTTTTTGACAGTTCACATTTTGCAGCCTGAATTAGTGATTTATTTTTCATTTTCAATAATCTTTCTTAATTCATCAGTTGAAAAACCTGCAAATGGATTGTTTGTATTCAATTCACCTTCAACAGAAACATCCCTTTTATCTCTCCATTGTTCAGGTCTTCTGTTCTTCAACCAAAATATTTGTGCTGTGGTGTCAGGAACAACTTCTTTTGTGATTTCTTTTGTTGGCATCAGTTCATATTGACCAGTTTCAGGATTGAACACCTTTTCCCTGGTTACTTCTTTGTATGAATAACCCAATGCTCTTTTTAGCAAAGCATTTTCAACTTGAATGTCAATTACATCTTTTCCCCTTTTTAAGGACTCTAAAATCTCTAAATATTTTGACTTCCAATTGTAAAGTGTAGCAACACAAATTCCCATATTGTGTGCAATTTGTTCATCTGTCAGTCCATCCCTTGCCCATGATTCCAGTTGAAGCAAACCTTCTTCTGTCAACCATTCCTGATATTTTCCTTTTGCCATTCAAAGGTTCACCCCTTCCTTTCTTCCGAAAATAACATAAAAATAAGACACCCCTTCTTCAAAGGATGTCTTATTGACCTAATATTTCATTTTATATTATATATAACATGAGTGGTGGGATTCAAGCAGACTGTGGTGGGATTCAAGCAGACTGTGGTGGGAACATCAAATCAAAAGCCTGCAATGCAGCACCATGAAGTTTTTTCACATACTCATATGAAAAACACATTTCCTGGGATGCTTTTTTCAGGGTCTTGTCATCAACATACATAAGATATAAAACATTTTGATGCTTTTCTTCTGCAAGCTGATGAATCTGATTGATAATTTTCACCCTTGTATTCACAAAGCTGGTCTTCATGTCTTCAAGCCTTTGTTCTTCTTCATCAATCTGACTGAATATTTTTGCAAATTTATCAGGATCAGGGGAACTTTGAATTCTTTCCTTGTCATAACTGATTCCTGCAATGGTTAATGAATCCCTTAATCTTTGAATATATTCTTCCTGCTTCCTGATATTCTGTTTCTGTTCTTTTATCTGCAACAAATATTCCTTTGCTGTCACCTTCACACCTTCTTCCTTTGTCGATTCATCATGTACCTATATCATGAACCTGTCAAAAGCCTTGATTTTACTGGATTTCAAGCACTTTTTATATGTCAGCGGTTCAATATCTCACACTATTTTTCTATTATATTTATTTTTAAGGAAATCATTAAAATTTAATGATTTTTAACTCTTATATATACTTAAATTAAATACATCTTGACCATCTTGAACCGCATATAAAAACTTCAATAGAATCAAGGCTTTCAGAAGTTCAACATCATATTGAACCACATCTTGAACTAACATCAAACATCTTTCACTTTTGATGCATACATATCAGCAGTATGTGTGAACAATACTGACTGATATTTTCTGATTGCTCTGTCAAATGCATCCCAATCATCAATGACATAAGCACCCATGTGAAATCTGATGCACAACATTTCTTCTTCTGTCAGGGTCATCACCTGTGACAGCATCATCACCGACTTGTCACCATGACCTTTGAACATAGGTGCAGGATTGTATGCCCATTTTGGGCATGTGCTAATAGGTGAACCACTTCCCATGACCACAACATCAGATGTATTTTCATCTATGTAGTCATCCAGTTTGCACACATCATGAAGTATTCCCACAATGTATGGTGATTCAGGTCTTGTCCAAGGGATGCCAAACTTCTGTGTCATTTCCACAAGAATCTGTGCAACCATCATGGAGTGTTCAAACAGACCGCCTGTGTGATTGCCATGGTGCTTGATTGCAGCAGGCTTTTCAAAGAACCCCTGACTAGTTAACCAGTCCATCATCTGAGCCGAAACAATCGGTATTCCGTCCACCTTCATGAAGTTCAGGAACTGTTCCTGTGCAATTTTATCATTCATTCTGTCCATCCCCTTCCTTGAAGAACACCATGCTTTCCGTTGTCAGAAGCACTGGTGGAACAACTGCACCCTGAATGTAAAGATAAACCCTTCCACCATTGTTCTTGATGTTTTCCAGGTCTTCTGCATCCAGTTCCCAACAGCTTTCAACACCCATTTCCTTGTTATCAACATTTTCATATCTTGTGACTGGAAGGTCTTGACAACCTTCAAGGGTATACACCGCATTGGTTGTTTCAGTTCTGACTGGTTTCATCTTTCACTCTCCATTTCTGCACCACATGAAAAACAAAAATGCAAGACGCTTATGTTACCACAACAATTTGTAGCAGTCCTGCATATAGGGCATTCAACATATCCTTCATCTGAATAATCAATCCAATGTCCTTTTCTCGACTCTTTCTCTAGAGCTTTGATTGCCATGTCAAGGGCATCTGCATCATAAGATGTAACATAACATACTGCATTTTCATCTTCAGTACACTCTTCTAAAATCGCTCTTATTTTTTCTATTGCTTCTTCCCTTGTCATTTTTCACATCCACCTTTCTGTCTTAACTGCATATATTCTTTGTATGGAAGACCACACATTTCAGCTGCAACATGCAGTGCTTTTTTCTTATCACCAAATGAACCAAACACTGGGACATATGGAAAACCAACCTGATGACAGTACCACTGACCACCTTTTTCTTTGCTGACTGTGTATTCTAATTTCATCTGAATTCCCTTCCTGTTTTCTTATCCTTGAAAGTGATTCTTCCAACCACTTCAAATCCTGCCAGGTGTGCAGCTTCTCTGATAATGTGCATCAGGTGTCTTATCCTTCTTTCCTGTTCAGATTCTTCCTTTACAACTTCTTTTATTCCATAATGTGCAGTTGGGTCAGGATACCCTTCATGATTTAAATATCCCATTCTTAACTCCTTTCGATTTTGATTCCGGCTTCTTCCCATAAGCATTGATGAAAATCTTCAAGAGTTATATACCCCCTGTCAAAGCTGTCATATAAATCAATGCATAATTCAACAAATCTTTCTTCTCTGGACTTTCCATCAACTTCTTTTCTCATGAGTTGTGGATACTTGTCGTGAATAACCATGACAGGTATTGCCAGCATGAGGAAGAACGCTTTATTTGATGCTTCCATAATCGCATTTTCTTTTATTTGATTGATGTCGCTTGTCTTAATGTTGATGACTGGTTCGTGACCTTTTTTTCCAGTCCTTCTTCGTTCTGCTCTATTCATACTCCTACTCCAATATCATCAAACACTACAGGAATTAACTCCTGGAAGTCTTTAAGCAAAGGAATTGTAACCTCTCGCATCTGTGGGTGTGCTGCCTTATCACATCTTAATTTAAAGAATGTTCTCCACTCTCTAAGGTTTGCAGTCATAATTAATTCTGTCTTTGTACTATTTGGTAGAACAGCTCTTGCTTCCTGTGGTGTCAGACCATAATTTAGAAGCTCAAAGTATGAACTTTCCGCTTCACTCATTGCAGTCTTCCACATATTCCAAGCTGACGACTTATATTCAATATATTCAGGAATGATGAAAGTAATTTCAGAACCGAAGTCATCTTTGGAATAATTACAGTATCTTTGCGATTCCTGACAATACGATGCGATCCTGTGTCTGACTATCTCATGACTAACACCTCTATCAACAACAAACTTCACCGTAACTGAAGCGTGTTCTAATACAGTTTCATGTCCTCGTTTGATTATTCCTGCGACAAACTTTGCAGCAGAACCTTCTTCGATTTTGCTTTCGGATTTGTAACAGACTCTTCCACATCTTTCAATCTTATTTAATATTTCTTGACCGTCTATATCACCATAAATCTGCGTATATGCTTTAATTGCCTGCATTCTGTTCACCTATCCTTTCCAATGTTCTGTTGATTTTCTGTTCCATAATTTCCTGAACAGTATCGTCACAATCCAATAAGTGAATGACCTGTCCAAGTACCAGTTTGACATCTGCAAGTTCTTCAATCAGGTTTTCTTCAACACGTCCATATGTCACCATGTCTGAAATTGATTGTCCTTCACCATGCTTTCTTTTATACTTACATATTGCCTGTGTTAATTCAGACATTTCTTCAATCAACTGCTCCATCTGAAGATTAAGACCATAATGGTCTGCAATCTTGAATCTTGGGTCTTTCCTGATATATTCCATCAGCATCTTCTGATAGTTGGATGCTTTGTCCAGGTCTTCCTGACCATTCTTTTGTTCATGTCTGTACCGGTATTTATAGGAATTCAGTTCACAAAAGGCTTCTGTTTTCCCATAACCAAATTTATCAAGCATTTCTTCAATGCATTCTTTTCTTCCAGGGATGTTGTAATGATTTGGATGTATCACATTGTTATTCATTGTCTTCACCTTTCTTGTGTGTTTCATAGTAATATGAAATTGATGTATTCAAAATGAATTTCTTGTTACATTCAGGACAGGTGATTGTGTGATTACCTTCTTCATAGATTTCAGGAAAATCTTCATATCCATAACAAGTTTCAAGTGCATTTCCACAATGATGCATCAGCAGAAGGACTTGTTTGTATTTTGTCTTTAGAATAATCAATCGCACCTATTGATGTACTCATAGACTTTAAATAATTAATTCGTTCTTGCTTATCTTTTATCTTTTCATTTAATTTATATATCTGTCTTAAATATTGTTTTGCAGTCACAAATCATCATCCTTTCTTAGGTTACAGATACTGGGTTCTATGAGAACCTATGCGGTCCGCTCTTAGTTGTCGCATGGGGTGAGTCCCTTTTCTTTATGGATACGGTCAATTTGTCTGTTAATCTTATTCTTAATTTCATCCTTTATCTGTTTGTCTGAAATTTTAAACAGCCTCTTAATGTGTTCTATTGTTACATACACGTCAGCCATTTCACTGATTAATCCTAACCCCGCTTTACATTCTCCAGCTCTGCATGCTATTAGTTCCTTGTTGTCCGCTGCCTTCTTGAGTTCTTCAATATATTCTTCAGCTTCTTCAATTGCCTTTTTTAATTCTGTATCAAATCCATAATGGAACCTAATTATTGCTAGCTTCCTCATGTACTCTTTGCTCAATTTCATTATATTTTCACCCTCTTATCAAATCGTTGTATGGCAATGTTTTAATCCATTCTATGAACTCATGCCATTCATCTAGTCTGCACCATTGTCCTGAGTTATAAAAATTAGTTAACACTTCATAATTTAACATTACAGTTCTCTTCTGATTAAATGAACTTGGCAACAAGCCTACAAGCATTCTAAAGTACTTAATATTCTTTGTTTTTTTGTAATTATCAATCCATGCATTTAAGTCGCACAGTATATCCACATAATAACCTTGCTCATTATTATCAATACTAAAATCATCAAGCGTTAGGCGCTTGCTTGTTAACTCGTGCATTGTGCTGCATGAATTAGCGACCGCTCCGACCATGTACGTGTCGAACTCGTTCCACCAGTACAACGGTGCTGTTATCATTCTTAAATATTTTCTGTGGTCTGTTCCGGCATTAAATAACCGCTGCATTAATGATTTGTCGTTCTCTCCTATATGAACCGTATTATATCGTTCGTCTATGTAACTATCTGATTTATCCCAGCTGTTCATTGCGTTCCTCATACCTCTTATTGCGTGCCTGATTCCGCATATTTCTGTATTTTCAAATTTAATCATATTTATTCACCTATATACGACTTTCCAAATATCTCTATAAAGTCGCTTATACTCCAATTATAATATTTCATTGCTTGTCTTTGAGCATAAGCCTTAATGTATTCATCAAATTCATGTCCGCTCTTACAATGAATACCATGTGTTTCTCCGTTATGGTCTTCCGGTCTAATAAATATAACCAATCCGTATTTAATTGAGAGTTGTCTGTTTTTTCCAAAAAACACCTCATGCCTTACAAGTCCATCTTTCCGCCTATCAAACCAAACATATATATGCCCGTTGAGCACGGTTACACCCGGATTAACAATACTTAACTCATCATTCATTTACGCATATCCCCTTACTTTTTACTTGCTCTATTAAATCCATTACATCAGGCGACAGCTTTTTTATTTCATTTTCTCTATTAACCACTGTTCTGTATGCTCTCATGAAATTACTTGATGCAACTTGCTCATTAAAGCTTTCATCTGTTGCCATGCTCCAAAGTTGTTTTGGACTGCCAACTGCCTTTTGTATTCTTTCGGGTAGCTTATTGAACTCTTCTTCTGAATTATATCCGCTGTTTCTTATAGCATTCATTACAAGTCCCCATGCTTTTGTTTCCGTCATCTCTTCAGGGCTTGTTATCTTGTTGACTTGTTCTGTTAATTCTCCAATGCTTGGAGCAAATCCGCTATTATTAGTTCTTATATAGCTCTTAACCGCCAACGATATAAGCTTATAGTCTACATCTTCAAGCATCATGTGCCATATCTGCACCGTTTCGGTTAAGCTCTCAGGTTTAAAATTCGGATATGCTGCCATTAGCACCCTGATTATCGTTTTTGTCTCTTCTCGTGTCATTTGCCCTCAGCTCCTTAGCTTTCCGTAAATACCATTCCGCTTTTCTTTCATCTTCCGCTGCCGTTGTATTTGGTTTTTTCCCTTTCCTGTATTGATATTTATAAGCTGTCATGTCGCACCACAGCGCCACATTATCACATCCAAATATATCAATCATTTCATCAATACACTCTTTGTTGCCGCTGCAATAATGCAGCGGATGCTCTACATATTCATAATTCGCTTTTATAATTTTAGTTCCTTGCTCTTCTAATAGTTTGAGCTTGGTCAATCCCCAGCTTATTGCCCTTACATCTCTTGAGTCTAAATCAGTTTGTATGTTGGTTAATGCGGATATAGCTTCATCACTCATATTTTTATTTAAATCAAATTCTTTTGCCATGCGGTCCTTTCCCTTTCGTTATATACCCCTCTCACAATTGCGTGAGTGGGGTTATTTTAAACACTATCCCAATCTATACCGCCTGATGTCGTTTTGTTTGTATTCTCTTTTAGTGGATAAATGGAAGTCCATCCGCTTAATATAGATTGTTCGATGATCTTGATTGCTTTTTCGTTGTCAATTGTTCCGTCAAATCTCTTTGCCAAATCATTAATTTTATTAATAGCTAATGTAATGGCTCTGTCTGTATTGGGTACTCTCTTCTTTTTCCTCATTTCTAAGAAGTCTTTGAATGTTTCATCAAGTCTTTCATCTTCGGGATAATACACTGCACGCTCAGCGTGCTTTTTATTTGTGTTATTATTTGTTAAGTTATTATCTTGTTTTATATATGTGTTATTATCTGGTATTGGTTCGACATTTTCGTGTATTCGATTTGACATTTTTGCATAATCAGATTTAACATCAGTGTCAATTCGATTTGACATTTTTGCATAATCGATTTGACATTTTTGCATAATCGATTTGCCAAAATCGGTAAAGGTATACCATGTCGTATGATCGTATGTTAATTTGTTGTAATTTCCCGTTTTTATAATCCCGCCGTCTTTTAATTTTTTTAAAGCCGTTTGAATTTGCCTTTGGCTTGCATACGGGAATAATTCTTCAAACGCTTTAATACTGTTAAACGTCCAATACTCCCCGTCGTAATAGTTTTTATCATTTGCCCGATTGTGTTCAATCCAATACCATAAATGGTTAAGTAATACAGCCGGAAGTATTCCGTATTCTTTCGCAATTTCTATATCAAACGAGTGAACCATGTTTACACCTCCTCTATATACAGTATTACCTTCGTTTCTTTCCCGTATTCGAAGGTGTCAATAAATCCGGTTACGCATTTCCGATTATCATCTTTCAATTTCCCTGCTTTGACCAAGGTGTCCAATATGAACTTTTTTCCAAAAGCAATATTGTCCAAATCTCGCCGTTTATTACCTTCAACCCAGTGGAAGCGTATCTTTATAGGCTTATCGAACCTTGGTAATTTGGCAATAAAACAAGCTATATTGCTTTCGATTCGCTTCTTCATCTCCGCTCCTGCGTATCTGTTCTTTCTGCAAGCGTTTATATATTCGTTTAGCGATGGTAATTTCATGTTAATTTCACATTTATACATCGTTCCCCCAAAGCTTTTTAATTCGTTCAATCTCGTCATTCGGCAATGTTTCAATGCCCAACTCTTTGGCTTCTGATATGATTCCGTCAATCAATACAGCCATTTCACGGCTGTCATACTCAGATGAACCTTTGAATACCTTGTAATGTGTGAAGTTTTTACCTTGTAATCTAACAGTGGCTATTTCCTCAAAATATTTGAAATATCCCGTTACATTAATATCCGATAACACCGATACAATTTCCGATTGTCCGTATTTTTTAAGCATTTCAAGATATATTTCATCCTTACTGCTTCTTAATACATCGGCTATTTTCCCAATAAGCGCCCACGCGTATGCGTTAGCATTTAATGAGCGCTTTTTATGATATTCTTTAATTTCGAATTTTTTGTTTTTGTCTTGATCAAACAGCCATTGTATAATCTCTTGTGGATTACCAATCATATTTATCTCTTAAATGAACGGGAGTTCGTCATTTTTAAAATCGACATTAACAAAGCCGTCAGAATCAGCAGGCGGATTATTCGCCTCCTCTTTTTTGCTCTCTGCAAATTCAACACTTTCAACAACCACATCTGTGGTGTAGACTTTTTGATTATCCTTATTCGTGTAACTTCCTGTCTGTATTCGCCCTTCAATTATGAATTTAGTTCCTTTCTTGCCGTATTTCTCAATAAATTCCGCTGTTTTTCCAAATGATACACAGCTAATAAAATCTGCCGTCCACTCTCCGTCTTTCTTAAATTTTCTATCTACTGCAAGTGTAAATCGAACAACTGTTAATTCCGCCCCTGCTCCTGTTGTAGAACGCACATCGGGGTCCCTGGTTAATCTTCCACATAATATTACATTGTTCATTTATATCTCCTTAATTTGCTCTTTTATTAATTCAATTATTTTTTCCCCATCTAATTCTGTGTTGTACGGGTCTTCTATGAAGAAACGCTCACATATATATTTACTTAACAAAGCCTTGCGGTTGTTAGGGGCTCTTTTTAATTTTTGAAGAGCTCGTTTATACTCGTTCGTATTCACTTTGTATATTGCACGTAATAAATCATAATAGACATCCATTGCAGCGTTATATGGTGCTTTCTTTTCCCCGCCAAATATCCTTCCATGAATCAATCTGGGAACCTCCCATCTTCCTCTATTAACTCCCATGCCCCCGTTTCATTGATTGGAACTTGTGCAAATTTTCGCTTGTCGCCTTTCAAATACACAACCCTTAGCAACTGCCAATCAACGCCGTAACATTGCTTGTAAGCTATCCTGTACAAATTAAGCTGGTATGCTGCATATTCACGGTCTAATTTAGCGGTGCATTTAATATCAGCACCTACTATTTTATTTTTGTATTTAAGCACTAAATCCAACCGCCCCGCTGATATAGGCTTGTTATTTTTGAATAAAATTACAGGGGTTTCATTTTCTAAAACTTCAAATTCATATTGTTTTTGTAAAAATTTAAAATTTCTTAATTCTTGCAAGTCGGATTCAGTTCCATTTATACAATAATCTTCAATTGCTTTATGTACAGCTGTCCCCCTAATAGCGGCGTTTTGTAACACCTTATCTGACACACCGCTATATTTGTTCCCGAATTTACAAGCTAAAATCTGTGTGATACTCGGCACACATATACCGTCCACGATGTACTGGTGTTCATCGTCAAAATATTCTAATGTGTGCCCTTGTATTACTTCTGTGTAGTTACTCATTTCAATGCTATCCTCACACTTGCCTTGACCGGTACAAAGTCAACATATGAATCATATAAATCAGGATGTTCATTTCTGAAGGCTTTACTATTAAATTTCTCTCTGTCAGTCTCGGCAATGTAATTAATTCTTATATCACCTGTTTCGACTTTAATAACGTTCTTTTTCTCCATTTCTAGGAGCAGTTTCTTTTTTAATTCGTCATAATCTGTTTTAAGTGCTGCCAAAGTTTCTTCATACTTCATAAGTGTATTTAATGCACTGCTTGAAAGCTCCATTCCGCCACTTTCAGACTTCACTATTAACTCATTCATCTTCTTTCTCATCTTCCTTGTCATCGTCGTAACTCCAGTTAGGTGTTTTCACAATTGCCTTAATCCTCTGAAGCGGGATATCTCCTGCCATTGCCATGATTAAATTATATTTGTCATCACCTTTGCGAAGGGTTGCAACTTTTAAAATTGTTGCCTGTCGCTCTCCGCAAAAATCAACAATCACTTCATCATTTTCTTTTAATTTTGAAATGGAAGGAATTTGCAGAAGTAAGTACTGTTCTTCTCCACCCACTGTAGTCACCACCCAGGCAACATCAATAAATTTATAATTCATATGTATCTCTTTAATTCTCCATTAGTTTGCTTATAATTGCCGATGCTGTTTTCATCGGTAAATCTTCAATTCTGCTTACATTGTTCGCAGCCAATAGCTTAGTTAAGTTCTCGCCTGTGTATCTTTGTTTAAGCATTGCAATCTGCCTATCACTTGCCTTGCGTTCACTTGTTACGGTGTTCATTCTATTGCTTGGGCTTTCCTTTTCGGGGTCATCACCTGTGGCAACCATAAAAGTGTTAGCAAGATAATATTTAAGTGCTCCAGTGTAAGCCTTATATCCTGCCTTGTCGCCCTTGTCTATTCCCTCACCTGTGATTACAGTGTCTTCACCAAATCCCGTATCAATATCGAATAATGTTATTTTTAATTTTGGCATACGTCCGTTGGATTGTTTCTCACTGCCTTCAAATGTTGTATAATCTAGTTCAGTGAATTTCAATTCAAGACCGTACACACTGAATAGTTCAGTAAACAATTCCTTGTATTGAGCCTCACTGAAGTATGAGTACTTGTCATATGTGTTGGTGGCACCCTTGGCGAGTACTCCTTTTTCTTTTAGCGCTTTTCGTAAGCTGTTTTTCTTTTGCTGTAATTTAGAATTTAATTCTAAATATTTGCTCATTTTCTCATCTGTCATTTCTGTGATTTCCATTTCTCTTCGCCTCCTCCCATTCTTTGCTATCTCTCCACCATACATAAAGGATGTTTGCAATCGCACCTAGAAACGCAATTGTCGCAAGTGTTAACGCTACTGTGCTTATATGCTCCTCAGCACTTACAAGTGCAAGAACTATAGTTGTAAGCATAAATCCTGATACTGATACTAAATCATTGCATCTATGCTTTTTTCTTAACTTCTTCGCTTCTGTCTTAGTCATCAAATCTCTCCAATTCATCTAATATATATGTCCCTAATAGTTTCATAAATCTAACCGCATGATATGATGTTAAATTGTCAATAATAATGTGTCCGTGCGGATTAACTTCAACATCGTCATTTAGTTCTATATATTCTTTTTCTGCTAACCAATATAGCGTTGAGCATTCCTTTTTAAGTTCCTTTATTGTGTTAATTGATTGCATACAAACCATTTCGTTACCGTTTAACACATTAATCCCCCTTTACTTTTTCCTCCGTAAGGCTCTACATACTTACGCATATTTGTATCCAACAGCCTGTAACGGTTATTCATGTAATCAACTAATACAGGGAACCAAATTCTTACTATTCTTCCGCAGCTGATTACCGCTTCTTTCGGATACCTCGTCCCGATAAGTTTGTTATCTTCCATTTCTTTCTTGAACTTACGGACTGTTCGGGAGGATATTCCAATAATGTCAATCGCTTCGTCATATGTGATATATCGTTTAATCTCATCTATTTCCATATTTATTCCTTCTTTCCGCAGAACTTATTTACATCAATTCCAGTAATTTCTTTGAAGATGTCTTTGTCAAAGTTTGGCAAGCTCATCACACTGTCTTTCTGTCTATCCGAAAGACCATCCCACCACATCTGTCTTCCTGTTTCTTTTTCAATGTACTTCAAGAATCCGCCTGTTACTGAATACTCTGGATGCTGCTCCTTTTCTTCGTCTGTCATGTCATCGTCCCGCACCCATTCATTAATATCTGTAGGACAATTCATCAGAATATATCTTGCATCTGAATCCAACCAATCCTGATATGTCCAATCAGAAGGTTTGTTGAACAGGAAAATCTTGGGTAATTCTGCATTGAAACAACCGTTTGAAAAGTGAGTCTTGTTCCAATCGCCACTGTTGCGATTACCGCTATTGAAATCACCGCTGTTGCCATCACCGCTGTTGCAATCACCGTTGTTGCGATTGCCGCTGTTCCAATTACCGCTGTTGCGATTGCCGCTGTTGCGATTGCCGCTGTTATAATGACCGCTGTTATAATGACCGCTGTTGCAATTGCCGCTGTTATGATTGCCGTTGTTCCAATGACCGCTGTTATAATGACCGCTATTGCGAAAACCACTGTTGCAATCACCGCTGTTCCAATTACCGCTGTTAAGATTACCGCTGTTAAGATTACCGCTGTTGTAATCACCGCTATTGCGAAAACCAGTGCAAGCTTCCCCAATATTCACTAAGTCAAGCACTTCATGCCATGTGATTTCCCTAATAATATGAATTTTGTTTGTGCTACACTTACTGTCATCCTCGTTGGTGTCGATGTCACCAAGTGCTTCAACTTCTGCAACCTTGTTATCAGGGTTAAAAGCATAATATTTGAAACAATCTGCTGCTTTTGTGCAGAAATGAAATCCACTGTCACAACATTCTGGTGTTACATCTTCTGTGAATGTTTTACCCACTTCAAATTGATACCCTCTGCAAGTCCAGTCTGGGTTAAATACTTTGTAACCTTTCATAATTCCTCCATGTTTTTCATCTCATTACCTCTTCACTCTCTCCAAACTCTAACGCATACTGTTCGTCTTCTATATTCTCCATT